GTCTACTGCTATCCAAGCCGAACTCCGTCAGGGCTCGGTTGGTAGCAATAGCCGTTTTTGGAATGTACTAATCCCCCGCATAGCGGTGGATGGTACATTCGTCTTCACCAATGAGAAATCCATCTTGGATTTACGCATTGGGAAGAACCGGAGTACCGCCAGAGGCGCTTACTCCGATAAAAGAAGAGAAGAGATCCTCTTTATCTTCTTTTCGAGGGATATGGGACTTGGAAAATCCATGTCCCGTGTCCTCTCTTTGCGCAGTATCCATCAACTTGATCGGATCTGCGCATGCTGGGATTCAGTCATTGATTGTTTCCTAGCTCTCGACCCTCAAATACTCAGAGAGTATACGGGGGCCCTAAGGTCACTATGTAGAACAGTATTCTCCGTTGGTGCCTTTAATCTTGACAGTGTCATTAGACAGTGGAAAGACTTTATCATTCACCAGAAGGTTTATGATACAGATGCATTTGTGAGAAATCCAAAGGATCTTACCCACAACATCTTTAAGACACTCCTACAAATCGGCTCGATTTCTAGGAAGTCTAAAGACAAAAGGAGTTTCGAAAAGAAAATGTCCTTTTGCTCAGCAAGGGGGTTCCCGTCAGGGGGCCCCGTTGCTACCGCAAAGGCCCTCAAAACTTTTGAGGCGCTATGCGAAACGGAGTATAAAGTTAATGACTTATTGCTCCGTAGAATGGGAGAGGAGGCTTATTTCCTCGGTAAGGAAATGAAGAGATCCTCTAACCATTTCCGCTGGCACTATGCAATGAATAGTGCAGGCAGTAAATCTTCACCAGTTTCCCAAGGTGGGAAGGTGGCAGAGATGTGTAATGAGGTGATACCTTGGCTCAAGGAGTCACCCATTAATTCAAGCAGGTTTCCCCATACTATGGGTGAAGTCTGCTTTAAAGAGGGAATCCCAAGATGGAAAACCCTTTTCAGAACCTCTCAAGAGACCATTGATCTCCTCGAGGTTGAATTCGAGACTAAATATAGTTCAGTACTCGATTTTAATGCCCCACGTTCCATAGGAATCGATGAGGTATTCGCTAGGCAGGTGTACTACTATGCAGTGTGCTGTCTAGAGGCAACCAATGACTCGGATGAGTTAATCGGTTGTCGAATTGTCCCCGTACCCGAGCCGGGTGGGAAGACAAGGATTGTAAGTATGTTACCCTGGTGGGCTTCAATCTTACAACATCCCTGGGGGCACTATTTAATAGATGCTCTAAGGAATAAGCCGGGGGGTT